GGGGATTTCTCCCCTTGAAAACTAGTCCAGCTTTTAAACTGTTAACATGTTAAACATATAAGGGGAGAAACGTATAGTTATATACTATCTCCAAACATTATTAATATCTTTACGATAACTATATCGCTTACCGATATAGATTTCATTTTATTGATTTAGAAAATGTAAACTAAGTTATTGGTGCAAATCTCCCCATAACTGGGGCCGCTCCAAAATAATGAAGCGAAAAATCCTCTCCTGCTGCTACATATGAAGACATAAACGCTCCCAATGGTAACTGGTGTGTTGTGCCTGTGAGCATAAAAGTGACACGATGTCTACTACGCACTATAGGTAACGCTTGATATTCAACAATTGAATTGGAATTATTGATTATAGGGCGAGGACGCTGGAAAGTGTATGTAAATCGTTGTGGAGAGTAATAAGGATGTTCGAATTCTATGCCATTTTTAAGTGCCACAAATTCTAACTCCGCTCCAGAAAATTGTTGTTGAAAATTAGGGTCATTGTACATAGTCACATTCTTAACATCATCAGTAGCAGCCACTGCTCCTAAAGGATTGTTGTATTCCGTGTGAATAAACAAATGTTCTTCATCAGTTATACGTCGTGTGTCTCGAGACACCCAAATTGCTCCACAATTGCCGGTTGACAACGCAGTACCATGTAATATATATTTATATCGCACATTGCCACGATATGCGGCAAACCCAATTCGATAATACGATAAAAAAGTATTTTTACAATAGTTCGCGAACCCATTAGAACCATCAGCTGTACCCATATTCCAATTTGGATTAACAACTAATGAGCCTGCTGTCGTAGAATTACCAGGCCATTGAGGTATATGGGCATGAGCTTGTCCTATAGACACATCTGGGCCAGATGTAAGAGAATAGTTGTAACGGTTATACAAACAATACCGCTTAATTAACGCACGTAGGGAGACATTCTGTTCTCCGATAAAAACTGTGTTATAGTGCTCCGGTGTCATCTTAAGACCGTCATTCCCATTCAACACAATACACATAGAACCAGTTGAAGCGCCACGTTCATTAGGATTCATATTATTATGGTTATGTTCAGATGCCTCACCCACTATGGACTCCTCGTCACCACTAATAGGTTGAACACTCTCAAGTGACTCTGAAGTATAAGCGGCTCGAATAGCCTGCGAAAAAGGGGACATATGATCCATGTTACCAAAGCCACCAGGTACTGCCATCTGAAAATCATCCCCAGCCGACACCCAAATATTAATTGTAACTGTAGAAGTGTTAATGGGCGCAGCTAACTCATTGTTAACATATATTGACAGTATTCCATTAGCGCAAAGTGCACTGTCTGAACCAAACACGTTCGCATCACCTTTAGCTGCTACCTGATTCAAACCCGCTGTCTCCAACCATGGGTTTGGATGAGCATATTGCACTACAAACGTGTAATCTCTACACAATGATAAATCTATCACGTGTTGATAAGTGCAAGCTGTATCAGGTAACGATGTTATATTCGCTGCACGATTTGGATTGTACACAACTGCTAACCTACCCCTATGTACCTGACTTGCGACAATTTGAATACGATATTTTAACGAGCCTGTCCAATACGTAAATGGTAAAACTGCCCATGACAGAGCCGTATGAAAGTCAATCTCAGGATTTGTTGCCTTCGCCGGTCTAGCTCCCGGGTGTACCAATAAATGTGCTAAATTTGTGTTCTTCTGATCAGTCGTTGCCCAAGGGAACTGTAGGATCAACGATTCCCGTTGTGTAATATGAGCAAACGACATCTCATCATCAGGTGGTAAACCAACTACACGTGGATCGACTGTTATCTCTTGTTTAGGGTCCAACGTAAGTTTAAGTGCAGTATCAGTACCGGACGTCACTGCCATAGGCCCATATGGCCGCTGGTTAACGAAAATTGGCCGTTCAATTTGCACAGGTCGTGAAAACCCAAAGATGTTAGCCACACTGGCTAAACGACTCGCCATCATCTTAGTAGCCGTGGCATAAGGTCCAATAACAGGTACATCAGTGAGCTTGCCTGCAAAACGGGCCAATGCAGACGCTGGCCTAGACACGGCCCCATCATATTTATACTCATCTGCTTCACCAACATATGCTGCAGACCGAGTAGGCACAGTTAGCACAGGATTTATTAACCACGCATACACACTTATTGATACAGGGTCGGTTGCACCATTAGAATGCAATAGGGGATTTATAACCCACAACAAAAATCTGCCTAGATCACCAATTTGAAAATTTGCCACCACAGAAGAATAATTCATTGGGTTAAAATAAGGTACGGTAAATTCTGTAACACTATTAGCAGCAGTATCAATGAACACCCCAGGATATTGCGACCAGTGCGTTTTAAGCCCCAATTGAAATCCATTTAGGGTGCCACAATTAGTAACAGCCACTGTATTATCATACGGATTTCTCATGTTATCATAGGGTACCATGTATTTAGGCCCCGGGACATAAGATGCACGAACTAAGCCGTAGTGAAAAATGGTACCATTCACTCGAAACTCAACCCGCATACCATCACATTTGAAATTGCGAAAATTATTGATTTTACTAGTGATAGTGTCTTGCATATATGCATCCCAAGGGTTAATTTGCACTGTATTAGCGAACACACCGGGAGGTGGTGAATTCACAGATATAGCTGTGGTTGTCCACGAAATCTGTTGTATCAAGCGGGGTCGTTTCAAATAATCACCTAAAGAAACTAAATCCCAATGGTCAGCTATGCTTCGTGTAATGTCCATAGGAGATGCCATATCTAAAACCTTAATAGGTTCATCATCGAGAAACGTGGTGGTTTTTTGCACAGTAGTTCCTTGAATCTCTGTTGTACCACCTATATGCGCATCTTCATCATCTGCTTCACCATGGATATGGCTTGGTGTCAACATCTCCTTCAGCTGTAATATACGATCCATGATGATCCCTCTATCTTCATGACACATATGGCCAATACCATGATCTGGATGCCAAGCCACACGTTGCAATACATCTAACTCTTTTCTAACTCCTTCGGGTCCTGTAATTTCCTTTTGCCCAATAAAGGAGGGGAGCTCGTCGAGGTATTGGCGTCTACGTCTTCTTGGCATTGAACGCAACACACGCAACGCCTCTTCCTCGTCACGGTCGAGTACATATTTCTCGACCTCAATACAAAGGTCGTCCATAGCCTTTGTAACATTCTCGTCAATTGTTTTATTTTGTTTTTTATTTCCATGCATATTCATATATATTTTATTATAATAAGATATAAAGGATAACCTATTATCATCGGGCCTAATGGGGGCTATTACCCAATACATTGCCTCGGCAAGCAATGGCCAATGGATCGTCGAACCGTTCGAAGCGCCGACTAAACTTATTTTATACAGCATCAACCATCATAAAAGCTCTTGTAAAATTTGTTCATATGTCAGTAATTCATTATCTAAATATTGTACACAGTCATACTTTTTTAATATATTTTTAAAGAATTTATGTCGCTTTTCAAATACATCACGACCATAGAAGAAATATTCCCTGTTAGCACTTTCTATAACAGCCGCAAGTTGTTCCTTTTCACAAATGACTTTTGACCATGTCCAAACGGTCAAACTCTTAAAGAGACTCTCCTCCAACAAGGGACCACCGACTCGACGTAAATCCCAATTATAAACAAAACGTCGTTTCAGAAATGTTATATCAGTAATATGTGTCAAACCAACTGATAACGATTTCTTATCGTCAGTGGTATATGTGATACCAGCTTCACTCAACGCTTCTTGTATTGTTGTGTGGGTAATCATGGGGTATGAAGCATTCACAGAACCACAGTTATCGTCTCCATAGGTTACTAAGGACACTATATTTCTAAAGTCTGACAAATCAAATTTAACGCGATTGACAAGTAAAATTCGTCTACACGCTAAACGGATATACAGACTATTCACCAAACTATTGACAATAGTTGTCAAAACGTGACCAGATGGATTCGAGCCAAAACACTTCACTAGTGTGCCAAACAGATCTAATGTTGGGTACGCAGTATCTACTGCAATACAATCAACAATCTGTAAACTATCCGTAGACCACCCAGCCTTTACAAATATCCCCCTCATCACCCTAAAGGCGGCCAAAATTAATTCAGGCGGCATCTGCTTATCAAAGTGTTTGTAATCGCCTGCAAAAACACGATCTACACCATGTGTGATAACCTGTTCATATATATTCTGCCAATCTTCTCCGTGTGCATTAGCACCTATGGCCATCTCAAATTGTAATCTTTTGTGCCCAACAAACTCACGTATTAAACACATAAAGTACATCCGGACCACTATACTAAACGCTACGGGACTACCAGAAAAAATCCTCACTTTTGACATCGCTGCTTTTTCCTTTGTTATTGGTTCGTCTTTAAATGAACATTTAAAAACTGGATTAGCCTCACAACCATCGCGGTATCGTGCCAAGATCCAATCAATTTCCTGTTTCAAATCATCACCAACACCATAATTGACAGCATGATCACTCACTGGGTCCTGTGCCACAAACAACTTACGTTTAGGACCCGGATGGCCATAACCACCAGATGTAGATAAGTTAATTCGCTCTAAATAGGGAATACCATCTACACCGTTTATGGCCACACCCATCGGATAAGGGTGTAGTCTTTTCAACATCTCTGGGGTAAATCGGGAAACGAACTCTTTAGTCATAGCTTCAACTACATCATTAATCTCATCTGGATAAAATTGAGCATTAATTACCACTTGACTCATCGATAAATCAATTGCCATCTTGGGATTACATTCAATAGGAGATACATGAATCACATCATCATATTGACCTTGAAACTCTTTCAAAACATCATCCACAATGGGTGAATTAGCTACACGTGTCCTTGGTGAAACACGGGGTAATTTACAACCACCTAATACCACTAATTCTTGCCCAATATACTTATGTGTAGGACACTTAGGATGTACCCGGTCAATAACCATAGCATCAGCATTACCAACAATAGTAGCTATTGCTTGGCTTCCTTTATCAACTCTAATAACATTTAATCTTTCTACAACATCTTTAATAGTCTTTTGTTGTATGACACGTACATAAGAGACCCGGTTTTCTTTATTCTCAGGCCCAGCACAGTGTATCCCAGCTATCATTTTCTGTGTTCCCTGTAATAGGACCAATGGAGAACCACACATCCCAGCAAAAGTAGGATCACGCACATGGGCTTCAACACACCCATCAAGGTTATACGATCTACTCTTATAGGTATACGTTCTACCCACACGTGTCACAGTTGCCACAGAAACTGGATTGAGAGCGACTCTTTCATAATCTAAACCAAAATAACTATGGTATCCAGGACACTTAATATGTATAGGTTCAACATCGTCCGGGAAGTATGGTGTTAGTTTATATCGCATATTAAGTTTATCTATGCGGATAAAAAACAAATCTTGATGTTCATCTATCACACAACAAGATTGGTCAACTTTAGATTCTATAGTAACATTCTCTGCACTATCTTGAAGATATGTAACTACCACCGAATCAGGCCAACTACCACCATCAATGCAATGAAACACGGTCACGATTAAATTATTTTGTAAAACAAAACCGTTAGTTCTAACAGTTCGCTCTGCACATCTAAACTTAAGCAACACAGTGTTCATTATAACTTTCGTTTCCAAATCACTACTCCTAATTGTTGATCCAACAGCAGGGAAAATGCCGATGCCACGCTGGCGTATCCAATGGTTGTCACGTTTAAGCTCATCAGGATCTGCTACAGGCATTTTAACATCCGAAGCTTCACCTACTTTATTAGGTTCTGTAAACCACTTCCAACCACGTACAAGCACGAATGTTCCTAGAAATACTGCAACTGCACTATATGCCCACTCTCTTATTACCTCTCGCGAATAATACTCTTCCCAGGTGAACACCTTGACGGAAGCTGCATTATACTTGTTAGCTATGTACAACTTTAGACAATCCGCACTATACAAGCTGGACTTATTCACTAGATAGGAAGGCATTAATCGATAAACTCTTAGGAACCATGGCAATGACACACCTTCAGGCATTTGGGTAATCAAATACCGTGCCAATCGTAATGGAAGTATTGGCTGTGTGTGATAGGGTAAACCAAATAAAAATAGATATGCATTACCTAAAGCAATAGACATATAAATTGGTATAAATAGGGTTAACCCGTACACATGTCGAAAGGCATTCCTCAATCCCCTATGTTCCGAAATAACTTCTGTAACAACTTCTTCTGCTATCCACTTTGGTACACGCAATAATTCATCAGCATGTCCCACATTAGCACACTCGTCACATACAAGTTGTCTCATACCATGCTCACATACATTACTATTAAGTAATTTATGTTTACGTTCATCATTAACCTCTTCACGAGTCCAATGTCTATCTATATCATCACGTACAAAAGCCATCAACTTAGTTATATTTAGTACAGGAGGGTTCGCAGTCCGTATAAACCTAGTACCATCCCAATACTCTTTCATAGGATCAACATCATTGGTTGGTTTAAAGCGATAAATCGAGAAATCCCAAACATCCAGATTATTTGAGTCAATTCCTTCAGCAATTGCCACAGATCCTTCTTTTCTGTACCTCTCCTTAACAGCCACTGATACAAATGTCATACGTCTATAAACAGCTGAGGGGCAATTAAACACATGTTTAACCGATAAATCGGGTGTATTAGTCGTGCCTATAAAATATCGGATCATCATTGGTGTTTTACCTTTATCTTTCAATTCAGCCTGGTTCGTCAAAAATGGAACAGTATTTATAACTTGAATCAAATCTGCTAAATCATCACCACCCAATTGTTTAACTAGCTCTGGAGTCTTTTGGGCTACATCGTCTATCAACATACCCACTTTGGATGAATCAAAACCAGAGTAAAAATCATCGTTTGGATTCCGCGTATAAATATTGCTTGCATTATATGGGATCGCAAAACGTTTAGTTTTATTATCACACAAATGCATCTGATCAAAAAGTGCCGTTGCTATAGTAGATTTACCTACTTCAGGAGGACCAGTTAACATCATAGCATAGGGATAGGGTCGTTTCTCATTAATGAACTGGGCAGCTCCACACTCACTTAGAAAGTCCAATAAATGATATTTTTGAGTTCTTATGCGGTTGAGGGCAAATACATCATGTTTCAATGTCAACTCTATTTTTGCCGCCAATTCTAAAGCCTTTAAACATCTATGTCTATAAGTATCTAAAGAAAAAGGGTCAGGCTTGCCATCAGCATCTACAACCAAGTTTCTACACTTGAAGTTTTTAGAATTGACCTTTAACCATGCATACTCCTTATCAAAAGCAGTAAAATCTCCTCTGGCCACAAACAAACTTCTGAGGCCAGCCACCACACCATGTTCAACTATTATGCTAAACATGTCACAAACCTTCATTGCGACCCAAGAAGTATGTTCTAGCATAACAGCTGCAAACGAAACACCTGAATAATTCTCATATTTGAATTTCAATGCTTGTAGCATTTTATTCTCATGGCCAACGAAATTAGGAGATATCCCATAAGCACTCAAAGCAGGAATACAAATTAACAAGGAGGTCAATAATGTTACACGTTTACTAAAGTCTGAGTTAAGGAGTGTAACCCAATCATTGGAATTCTTATTAACAGTCTCAAGAAAATTCCGAGTCTTTTTAAAATTGCTCTCATTAGCATTACCTTTGATAATAAGCTTATCTCCTAAATCAGCTTCTTCAACTAATTTGCAGCTTACTTTATCCACATCTGAACGAATCAATTCAAGTAAGAACCTAACTACACCCTCAATACCAGTCAGAAATCGTTTATCAAATGCTAGATATTCGAGCGTGTTCCTACCAGTAAACTGCATCATTATGTTATTCAATTGAACATAAAACTCCTTAAATAAACGTTTCTTGAAACAATTTAAAGCTTCAGACACACATTGATACACTTGAAAAACTTTCTCAACACTAACACCAATGTGCATTAAATACTTCATATTTATCTCTTCAGCTTCTCCAACTAATATTTCATGGTCAATACGAGCTAAACGCTCTTTCTCAATCAACCATTCCTCACATCGTTTTCTAAAACGCTCTTGTTCTCTCCGTTCACATTCATCAAGGTGTGGCGAACGGATAACCACACGTACAGGGATTCTCACACCCTTCAAAACAGTACATATCATCCAGTAGCACAACGCTACACTAAAACATACGAACACATTGAAAATAAATTTCACATTCATTTCATCAATCATTCGTACATCTTCTACAGCAACACCATCGTCACTTAGTTTAGTAATTTTATTTATATCCATGGGATTTCATAAATGGTAGTACGATAGCTACCTACGTAACTCCCGTGATCAACGGGTTACAGATTGTCCTTATTGGTGCTTACGCACTAAAGCCACTACCTCGGACAGGAACGGCCAGTTGCAGTGTACGGAATCGTTTGCGAGCATCCGTAAAACAATAGAAGTTTAACTTTAACGTGTTCTATCACGTACATTTTCAATCAGGCAATGTAAAGCCCATTCTTCCACAAGTTTAGAGTGACCATTTAAGATATGGTCTATCTAAGAAAAATACTACTTGTAACAAGTAATGGTTATTATATGTCGTTGATTTATTAGACATTTCACGCGGTTTTCCACCGTCAAAATAGGTTAAATAAAATATCCCAGCGACCTTACGGTGGCGGATACGATATCTAGAGCCATGAAAATCTAATAAGCCTTCAGATTAGATTGAAAATATATAGCGCGCCGTTAGGCGTGTTATA